GTCAGCATCTTTGTCTTTCTCTGTTTCTTCAGCATCCTTTTCAGTTTGCTCGGCATCTTTTGCCTCAGACTCTTCATTCTTTTCTGCGTTTTCAGCATCTTTTTGGGCTGACTCAGCATCTTTATCGCTTTGCTCTTGAGCATCTTTTTCTTGCTGTTCTGTTTCGGCATCTTTAGCTGCTTGCTCAGCGTCTTTCTCAGCCTGCTCCGCTTGATCCTTTGCGGTTTGCTCAGCCTCTTGTTCTTTTTGAGTTTCTTCAGCGTCCTTTTCTGTATCTTCCGCATCCTTGTCGGCTTGCTCTGAGTCTTTGTCTTTCTCTGCCTCTGCAGCGTCTTTCTCTTGTTGCTCCGCAGCGTCCTTATTTGATTGCTCTGTGTCTTTGGCTGACTGCTCAGCAACATCCTTTTCAGCTTGCTCGGCATTATCTTTTAAGATTTGCTCTGAAGCAGCAGTATCTTTATCAAACTGCTCTGCGTCTTTGTCAGCTTCAGTATCCTTTGCAGCCTCTGTATCTTTTTCAGCTTGCTCTACAGCATCCTTCCCAGCTTGCTCAGCCCAATCTTCAACATCTTCCGCATCGTCATCATCGAAATCGTCTAAGTCTGGATCAAACTCATCTTCAAATTCATCAACAGTAATTTCAGCATTCTGAAGATCTTCTATAAGACCCAAAAGCCTCTCAATTTCTTGCTGACGATAAATGCGATCCATTTCATCGTATTCATCAGCAGGATCAAAACTAGCAAGAAAGTCAAAAAGTATCTGCTCAAGCGCAGCAATTTGCGCGTCCCTTTCTCCGGCAGTCAAAGCCATTACTTTTTATCCTTTAACGCAATTAGCTTGTCAGCACCACGAATACCAAACGATGCAGATACCGCCATAAACAATAGATACTGATACCAATCAGGAAGCCTATTAAGCTCTTCAAAGGCAATACCTATTCGATCTAGTATCTCAACGTCATTCATACTAATGCCCCACATAAGGGCAACCACAGGCGCTGACAGCAACAAAGTAAACCACTCATCCTTCCATGAGGTAGCCGTGGCAGATGCCATCAACTGCTCCCAAGATGCAGTATTCTGAATAATCTCCATCTTGGCTGTGTGCACCGCAGCTTTTTCTTCGGCCTTGTTCTTAAGAAGCTGACCAAGAAGGCTAGATACGGGCGCTATAAAAGCCTGCCACATAAATTACTTCACCATGTAAACAACAAGAGATGCACACGCGCTGACAGCAACCCAAAAGAATCGCTCAGCGTTTTTAACAGAGCTTGAGTTGGCTAACACAGCGCCCTCTAGCTCCCGTATGTCATCCTCCTGATCGTCTAGGCGTTTTTCATGCCTATCCATACGCTTGAACACAGATAGGATCTGCTCTTCGACGCGAGCAATCTGTGATACAGCTTCAGTCAGCTTGTCGAGCTTTTGCTCTATTCGATCCAGTCTGTGTTCTTCCATCGGGTTCATTTCTTTTGTTATTCAGGTTTTTCGGGCCATGTAACTTCTTGCGGAAAACCTTCCTGCTGCGGCACATCCCGTAAAGCCTGCCTGTACGCTGTCATTTCGTCTGACATGGTTACATCAGACAGCCCATAGTGATCCGTAGCCTTTAGCAAATCGTCCCGTGTAGCACGTTCTGCAGCCGCTAGCTTGGCAGTATTTGCTGCATCGTAAGTGTCTTTCTGAGCCTGCACGGTCACTACGCTAGTAGTTGTTACGCCTTCTTCGTCAGTAACCTCTTCTTCGTACTCAGTGAACATATCTCGCTCTGTCCATGCGTACACCCAGTTACTATTGGCGTCTTGCTCTACGCCGTCACGTACTACGACCTTGTAGTCACCAGAAGGCGTTGGTTGAGGTGATGCTAGTACTGGATCAATGCCTAGACTTTCACAGGTAGCTTCAGTCCATACCTTGGGTAAAGATGTGTTGGGGTTGTCGCTTCGGATTTGGCCTTGAGTTTTAACCTCACCCGTTGATCTAATGCGATATTCCGACATAGTTGATTCTCCTATGCTATTGCGTAAAACAAGTAAGTGCCGCCAGAAGCATTAAGTGCCGCTGGTGCTGATGATGTAACTGTAAAGCCGCTTGATAAAGGGTCTATATAGTCTGTGTTGGTAACTTGAGCCGCGTCACTGTTGAGCAGTAGATAGGGGTCGTTACCAGCTACGATGCCACGCACAGAATCCCACAAGTACCAATCACCAGTACTGTCTGATCGTTTAATCAACACAAACCTAGCGCCGTTAGTAAAACCGCAATCAACATTTAAGTTACTGCCTGTTCCGGTGTAGCTTCCAACCTTTGATATACCGGAGAGTGAAGCAAATAAGTAGGCTATATAATCATTTCCGTTGTTGTTGGTGGTTGAAAAATTGCCAACTGTAAACACACTGCTTGTAGGGGTCGTACTGCCAAACTGGCTAGTTGCTGTGTGCTCTCCGGCATTGGTATTTAACTTTACGGCTTTAGCGTTTCCTATTGCTGAGTGATAGACAGCCCAATCTGCGGTAAATGGGGCTCGCCTTTTAAATAACATCATTTCGGGCACAGCGCCCAAATTATGGGAAATATTTCGGGTGGAGCTGTTGCCCGTATAAGTCACAACATCAAAATAGCCGGGGGCGCGTCTCCATGCCCACCCAATAAAATTATCTGAGCTCCCGTCTGCCCAGCCATCCATATAATCCATCATGGCCGTTCCACCCTTATTAGCTTCAGTACCGGTGGTAATATCCAGCCTTCTGGGTTGAGTTAGCCTTGCCATAATGTCAAAATCTGAGGTTGACTCGTGCTGTCTAAACATACCCATATCTACTGGAAAACCAGTATCAAATCCGGGTTCGTTATTGTCACCTAAATCAACACTGAACAAATCAGTAGCCACAAACTCTGATGCTGGCTTGTGGGGTCTGCGGATGGCTACGTAGATGTATTTTGTACTTCCAAGCAACCTATAAATATTAAAGCCAGTAGGGGTTGCGTTTACAAAACCATAGTCAGCTTCTGCGGCACTTTGATCGGCGTACAGAAAAGCGTCATTACCTACATAGCTTAAATCAGCATAAGGGGTGACTATGCCTCTCATGGAATCAACAAGAAGCCAGCCCCCCGTACCATCGACCGCTTTCACTAAAATCCACTGAGGTTCAAAACCTAAATTAACACTTGCAGTTACATCATTGCTATAGTCAGTACCTGCGCTTGTGGTAAGACTTCCACACTTGATAATTGACTCGTCGGAGTCTGTGCCAAAGTCTTGGGCATCGTGAGCAAACAAATAAGCGACGTATTTACCGCCAGAGCCGTTCAAATCTTGACCGCCTCCGATAGTAAACTGCGTACTTGTTGGAGCAGTGTTATTCCACCAAGTGTAAGCATTTTCTGTGCCGGTGCCGTTTAACAAAATGCCGTATTGTTCTGGATTTGTACCGCCATTTAATTTTCGGTGATAAACTTGCCAGTCGGTGCTGCCAACGCCGCTAGGATGTACATACGACTTGACGATAATCATTCCGGGGACGCTTCCCAGATTATGGGAAATTACGCGGCCCGCGCCTGTTCCGTCACCGTCCCAAGTTACAACATCAAAAAACCCCTCTTGCTTGCGGAATGACCAGCCTACGTGTGTCCCAGCAGTTGTATAGACACTTGCTGTTCCTGTGGAGTATCCATCGGCGTTAAAAGTAGGGGCCGTAAAACCAAAGCTGGTGGTATCCCATTGAGCGTCAGCGCCGGTTGTATATATTCCGTATTGGAGGCCACGCTCAGAATCAAAAAGTGTGCTATCACCAGTAGTGCTTCTATTTTTTAACCAAATCAGACCGCCTTTGCCTTCGCCTGAGATGTACTCAGTGCCTTTCGACACAATGGTAGGTGAGCCATTAGCGGTAAAGTCACCACCTGTGCCCGCGTTTTTGCCAACAGCGTAAGCCGTTGTCATTGGGAGATATACAATTGGGTTTAGTGCGGCAAGTGATGATGCGGAAGTTGAACCGCCATTGGCGTCAATAAAGATTCTGCGATTAGACGCTGTTGATAAATCACGATAGGTGTAGTCGAGGTACATATGGGCCATGTCATCATAGAACCACCTTGCCGTGCCGTTGCCCCAAACGCCTACGTAATGCGTTGATCTAGTAAACTCTATGTTTTGATTGTTATAAGAACTCCAAGTAACAGAAGCCGCAGTATCGTTAAGATACACATATCTGTTTGAAGAATTAGCCATATCTATTGATATAAGAATATGCGTCCAGACGTTCGTTCCAATTGCCGTTGACACTGTTGCCTGTATTGTCCTAGACCCGCCATCCCATGCCTCAATACCGACATGATTGCTTTGGTCTATGTTAACCATAAACCCGTTGTCAGAAGAATCTGTGGCATACAACATTCGCTGATTATCGTCTCGCTTAGGCGGTAGAAAAACCCAGCAACTGAACGTAAACGTCTTACCATCAGCATTACCGCTTAGGTCGCTTGATCGACTTAGGGAATCAGATGTTCCGTTAAATCTCGTACTTGTTCCGTAGCCAAAGTCACCAAGATCAAGGGCATTGGGTATGTTGGCATTGTCGTTGTTGCTTGCTGTTTTCCATAAGTCAGTCGAAAACACATCGTCAACGTAAGTAGCTTCATCACCAGCAGCAGCGCCAGCAGCAGCTTCTAATAGTTTCTTTTTAGTGCTCATATCAGCCTAGCGCCTGCCCCGCAGTAAACCCGTACCAAGTAGTTCCACCGTCTCGCGTGTAAAAGACAAATACATCTTTAGCACTGGCAGTGGCTGTTAGTGTTGGTGCTGTAGCCGCAGGCCAATCGACGGCTCCGGGCCATGTCACAGTAAAACCTGAAGCACTTCCGTCTTGAATAATCTCTAGTGAAAAGCTAAAGGCTGTGCCAGAAGCAGGAGGGTTACTAAAAGTAAAAGTAGTGTTTTCTGTTAGTGTGTGACTAAAGGCATTGCCAGCCTCACAGTTAACAGCAGTAGCGTTACTTGAACTGGTAACAGCAGCGTAAGTTTCATTGTAGCTATCAACAATTAACTCACCAGTAACGTTTACATCGCCCGTGTAAGCCGCTGTAACAACAGGTGAGCCACTCTTTTGCAGATTACCTGTGAAGTTAGCGGTAGAGTCTGAGTAAGCTGCGTAGCCGCCTGTATCAATCAAGTAACTAGCTGAGTTCCACGCTGTAGACCCATCACCTGCTTTAATTTTAAGAGTATCTGTTTCAAGACCTAACTCGCCTTGAGCTAGTGTTGGATTAGCAGAAGTCCAGTTTGTCGCTGTATCTCTGCGTATTTGAATTATGCTTGCCATGATTATGCACCGCCTCCATTAAAATTCTGAGCTGTAAGATAAGTTGAATTAGCAAAACCACCGTCCAGCCCTGCACCGGAAGTACCCGCTATAAACTTTGATGTGCCGCTGTCAAAAACTAAAGTCTGACCATCTGTAGCGGCAACTGATAAATTAACGTCAGTTAAATTATTAAGAGAGGCGTTCAAAGACGCAACGCCTGTATCGGCAATAGTTATATGACCTGATACTACGTTGTCGATCCACTTAGATGTTCCCGTGTCATAAAATAATAATGCGGCATCAACAGGAGATGTAACATTTGTATCTGACAAGCCAGAAAGCGTTGCTCCGCCACCACCGGTTTGTGAGTCAACGTATGCTTTAACTGACTGCTGACTAGGAATACTTGTCGCAGAGTTGCTAGACATATTATCTTCATCAACAAACGCTGTAACGCCATCAAGAACATTTAGCTCTGCAGTAGTAGCTGTAATTCCATCTAAGGTATTTAGCTCTGATGCGCTTGCGGTAACGCCTAAGTCAGACAGGTTAGATGCAGTACCTTTAGTATCAAGCTGTGTTTGTATGTTTGAGGTAACACCATCAACATAATTTAATTCGGCTGTTGTAGCTGTTACCCCATCAAGAATATTTAATTCGGCTGTACTGGATGTAATGCCATCCAAAACATTAATTTCTGCTGCCGTTGCAGTTACAGCCGTCCCATTAATAGAAAGGCTGCTTGGGTTTGAACCCACCTCAATAACAGCGCCACTACCATTTTCTGTGTAAAGACGCTTGTTAGTCAGATCAAATGCTGGTTCGCCTTGGACTAAATCACTAGCTGCGGGCGCACCCGATCCATTCTTGAGTTTAATTGTGGTTGCCATGAACTACTCCAAGAAGAACACGAAACAAAAAGGAAAGGGGGCCGAAGCCCCCGAGTAGATTAAGCAGATGGTACTGCGAGTACAAAGCCAGCCTCTGGGCGGTATACCTGAACACCATAAAGGGTGTCTGCGGTGTACAGCGTAGAAAGGTACTCTTGCTTGTACTGCGTTTGGCTGCGTACAGCCAGCTGCTCAGCCATTACAACGGCTTCATTGTGAAACAACAAAGCAGCGCGAGTATCAACGCTAGAAGCGGTGTTGTCACCAGCTGCCTCAATGGTTCTGCAGTTGGCAGAAACGTAAACGTCTACGCCATACAGGTTACCAATAAGACCACTGTTTACTGACTGACCACTTACAAAGTCAGAAGACACATACCGATCAATGCCCATAATCGCGTTGCGCGTTGCAGGCGGGATGATCAGGTTGCGGTTTTCCATCGGTACGTTGTTGTCATCCATCTTCTGAATCATGTCACGGAAAAAAGCATCCGTGAACTCGTCAGTAGCTATCAGAGTGTCATCAGTGTACTGAGTGGTAGTGCCGCCATCGTTAAAGAAACAACCAGTGTGCTGGTAGTCAGTAGCAGCGGGGCTAAATACAATAGCACCACCGTCACCAAAACCAGTGCCAGCTGCGTGCAGGTCGTTATCAACCTGTACAGCCAACGAGTAACCAGCGTCTTCAGTGTAGAACTGACGCAAAGATCCAAGTGCTTGAACCTCTACAATGTCCTCAATCAAACGCGAGTATTCAAAGTGACGGTTAATCGTAACGGTCAACTCTGACTCGGTGTTGGCAATGATTGTTACTGCAGTGTCAGCCGCTTTTGCATTGGCATCGCCGCGAGTAGGCTTAGGAATGTGAATAACGTCACCCTTTTTGCCATTCATAGCGATACGCTTGACAAGGGGAGCCATTTTCAAATTCTTCTGATAAGAAGCAATAATCTCATCCGACCAGATTTCTGGTACAAAAGTTGCTGCTTCCGTTAATGCGGTATTACCCGCTGCGCCAGGATAAGTTGCTGTAGCCATGATAGTTCTCCTTTAGGCTATTTAACTCGACCCTCCGCGTATGCTTTCAAAATCTCTTCTGATAAAGCTGAATAACGCTCGGGATCATTTTTCATAAGTTTAATAATGTCAGCCCGACGATAAGTTTTCTTTCTTGATCCTTCAGCTGCTCCACGAGCATTGCCTGTTGCAGCGGCCTTCACAGCATTCTTACGATTTGCACGTTCTGCCTTAGCTGTTTGTTGAACAATATTCGATCGTTCTTTCCACAGCGAAAACAATTCGTTTGCAGCATCGTAGTCATACTGCTGGTCAGCCTGAACAAACAACTGTGTTCTAACCTTTGATCCCTTAATCCATTCGGCAAACTTAGGGTCTTCCAAAACGTGATCCATATCTGGATGATCGGATCGCAGCTGTGCAAGAGTGGCCTGTTGCTTGTACTGCCTTGTGTACGATTCTGCCTCTTTGATCTTGGGATGATTATCTATAGCCCGATTTACAGCACTTTGCGGATCAACAAAAAAATCAACGTCTCCGTTGTTATCTTCTTGCTGTGTTTGAGGTGCTTGTTTTTCATCGAGTTCTGTCTGGATGTAGTTATCAACCAGCTTCCTAAGCTCGCCTACTTCCGTACTCTGCTTGCCTGAAAACTTCTCAAGCTCTTGATTCATCTGTACAAGTTCTTCTACAGACTTACCACGGTACTTTTCTGGAATGTTAGATTCTTCTGGCTTATCCTCTGCAGGAGCCTCAGAAACCTCTTCAGCTATTTCAGGAGCTTGTGCTTCCTCTTCATCTTGACGCTCATCAATAATTGTCGCTCTTGACATCATTTAACTTATTCCGCCTAAAGGTTATGGAATGATTAGGATTGACTCTTCTCTCGTTGAGCTTCCCGTCCTTTTCGCCCCGCTTCTTCGTGTTCTCGTACCCACTTCATGTGCCTCCCAGGGAAATCTCCGGTAGACCCATCCAGCACGAAATTCGACGCTGAGACAATTTTTGTAGCATTAGCACCACATTTGCACCTACTAGTTGTGGTTCCGCTTTCTACAAATTCTTCAAATATATGACCGTTTTCGCAACGAAAGTCAAATACCTTATACATCTTCTTTCTGCAACTCTTCAAAATTAGTGTTTAAAGTAGACTCAAAGTTCAACAGATACGCTAATACGTTCAGCTGCCCTTTGCGGACGTACAAATCATTTGCATCCTTTGTCGCTTCAACACTATTAATTGAAAGAGCGTTTTGCTTTAACTCTTCGATTAACTGTTTCCAACCATCGTTGCCAAACAGGTCAAAATACTTGTTGTAATACTCTTCAGTTTCTTTATCCATTGAGGCCATAAGGTTATCTCTGGTTAGCTTTTCTTTTTGCGCCTCTTTCCAGAAGCCGTTACATCATGTTTGATCCTAGCAGGTCCGGTCTTTCTGGACTTAGATCTTGCTTTTTCAGCAGCCGTCATCTTAGCTGCTACCTTTTTAGGCCGACAAGATGGATAAGGTCGCTTTGATTTCTTTGCAGACTTTCTGCCACAAGGCTTTCCGGTCTTTACATCAATCCACTCTTCTTTAAACCATTTGGTCAAGCCCTTTTTGGTTTTAGCCATAAGTGCCACCGCGTTTTTTGTATTCCTTAACTAACCACGCATTAGCGTAGGCGCTAGGATATACATCAAACTTCTTTTTAGCCGCAGCCTTAACCCTTGAATAAAGAGCCTTGTTCTTTACGTTATCGGGTATAGAGCTTTTTGTCTTTGCCTTTTTCTTGGCTGGCATTACTTCCTAACCTTTTTCTTCTTTTTCTTAGGCTTTGACTTATATGCGTTCGGTCCGTATCCCATTATAACACCTCACTTTTTGTGAACTTTTTGAACAGGAAAATCAACTGCTTGTGAAGCTCCCTTGTGGGGCTTATATCCACCAGCAGGATTTTTCATTAACTTAAAGCTCTTGCCACTTTTCATCCAGTGATAACCGTCAGGGGCTTTTACTTTCACTTTCGTAGTCCTTTATATGCTTATGAAGGTCATGTTGGCGTTTGCAAGCATGACATACACCACAAGTAATAAAACCTTCAGGTGATTCTTTCGGCTTTCTACACGACCAATATAATTTACGCAACCCCTCTGGCATTGCATAGTAAACACCAAGGCTTCGCTCTA